TGTTCAGCACTGCCTGCTGCCGCACCTGAAACGGTGGGAGGCCGCCATCAGCCGCGACCTCATCGTGGATGATGAGACCTTCTTCGCTGAACACTCGGTGAGCGGCCTGCTCCGTGGCGACCACGCCAGCCGGTCGGCCTACTACGTCTCTGCCCTGCAGAACGGGTGGATGACCATTAACGAAATCCGCGAGCTCGAGAACCTGAACCCGATCGGGCCGGAAGGTGACAAGCACTTCGTGCAACTCAACATGACCACGCTGGACAAGGTGGGCGCGGAGCCGCCGGCACCGGAGCCGATGCCCGAGCCGCCCGCCGAAGTTGAAGACAGCCCGGCCGATGCCGCCGAGGACCAGGCCGAACAGGAGGAGCAGACCGATGGAAATTGAACGCCGCGATTTCGCCTTCGAGGAAGAGAACGAACTGATCGTTGAGAGCCGGGCCGATGGCCGGGCCGCGATCATCGGGTACGCCGCCGTGTACAACCGGCTGTCTCTCGACCTCGGCGGGTTCCGCGAAGAGATTCTGCCCGGTGCGTTCGACAAGATCCTGAACCGCCAGCGCGGCAAGGGCGACGTGGTGGCGCTATTCAACCACGATTCCAATATCGTCCTGGGCCGTTCCTCGTCTGGCACGCTGGAACTCTCTAGCGATGACAAGGGGCTGAAGTACGTGGTGACGCCGCCCGTAAGCCGGGCCGACGTGCTCGAGCTCATCCAGCGGCGCGACGTGCGTGGCTCGTCGTTCGCCTTCACAGTAGACCCGAAGAACGAGTCGTTCCGCACGGGCGAGGACGGCAAGGCCGTCCGCCAGATCCGGGAGGTGTCGGGCCTTTACGATGTCGGGCCGGTCTTGGTGCCGGCGTACCCCGCCACCTCGGCATCCGTGGCCATGCGTTCTTTCGAGGCCTGGCTGGCAACGCAGTCGCAGCCCGAGCCCGAGGCTGTGGCCGCTCAGATCGTGAAGCGTTCTTTGGTCCGTGACGCAGCTGCTGCGTGGGCTCTGAGGCTTCGCCGTGTCTGAGGCACGCTGCACCTGCGGCGAGAAACTCCGGTGCCGTTCAAGTCGCCCGTGTGGTGACGAGCGGCAGCGGTATCTGCGTTGCCCGAGGTGCGGCGCGCGGGCGGTCGCGTTTGTCAAAACAACAGTTTCCGAAGTGCGGTTCTGCAAGAGGCCAGCACGGTAGTGGCAAGGTGGACTCCATCGGCAATACCGCCGCAGGAGTCTCACCGAACATGGACAATCTCAAGAAGCTTCAGGACGAGGCCGTTGCCCTCGCCAACCGGATCGACGCCGTGCGGGCGATCGAGGGTGACGAAGACAAGGTCGCCGAGCGTGACCTGGAGCTCGAGACGCTGAACAAGCGGGCCGGCGATCTGGCCAAGAAGATCGACTTTGAGAAGTCGGTGGTCGAGTCGGCCAAGAACCTGCGGTCGGTGGTCGAGCGCTGCTCGCCGGCTCCCGAGGTGAAGGAAGAGCGGAGCGAGAAGGTCCGCGTCGAGGCGGTTCCGTTCTCGGGCCGGCTCCGTGCGTTCGAGAACGCGAAGGACGCCTACCAGGTCGGCATGTGGTTCAAGGCCAAGGGCGGTGACGCCGAGGCCAAGCGGTGGTGCCAGGACCACGGCGTTGAGGCTCGTGCCCAGGGTTCGACCGGCAGCACCACGGGTGCGGCCTTCGTGCCCGACGTTCTCTCCTCGACCGTGATCCGGCTGGTGGACCAGTATTCGGCCTTCGCTCAGAACGCCACCAACGTGGTGATGCCGAGCGACGTGCTCCTGTTCCCGCGTCGCACGGCCGGTGCGACCGCGTACTGGATCAACGAGAACTCTGCCATTACCGCCAGCGACCCGACCTCGAACCAGGTCACGCTGACGGCCAAGAAGGTCACGGGTGCGGTGACGATTGCTAGCGAGCTTCTGCAGGACTCCATCGTGTCGATCGCCGACTGGATCGCTGCCGAGCTCGCCCTGACGCTCAGCAACGCCGTCGAAGAGGCTGCGTGGAGCGGCAACCCCAGCAACGCCCCAGCGGTTGCCGGGCTCGTCACGACCTACACGGGCGGCCTTCTGGCTGCGTCTGCTGCCACCTACGCGGCGTCGCTCGTGACGGCTGCCGGTGACACGCCCGACGAAGTCACCAAGGCAAACCTGCTGGCCATGATGGCCAGGGTTCCGCAGCACAGCCGTGCCGGTGCCAAGTGGTTCTGCTCGCCGTTCTTCTTCGCCACCTGTATGCAGAACCTCGACCTCGCCCAGGGCGGGTCGGTGGGTCTGTCGCAGGGCATGGGTCCGACGTTCCTCGGCTCGGAAGTGGTCCTCACCGACCGCCTGCCGGCCGGTGCGGACTCGACGGGTGCCATCATGGCGCTGTACGGCAACATGGGCAACAGCTCCTACTACGGCATCCGCCAGGCCATCGAGATCGCCAGCAGCGATCAGGTGAACTTCCTGAGCGACCAGACCGTGATCCGTGCGGTGGCCCGCGTGGCCATCACGCACGCCAACCTGGGCACCGACACCGTCGCCGGCCCGATCATCGGCCTGGTGGGTGCGTGAGCCTGACGGCTTGACGTGAAGTGCAAACTGGGCGGGCCGCTCCAAACCGGGGCGGCCCGCTCTCTTTTTTTGAGGTTGCACATGATCGTTCGCGTGGGTGGCACTGAGGCTGACGTTCGGGTAGAGGCCGTGATGAGCGTCCCACGGCTCGGTTTTATGTCGAACTTCTACACATGGGCGCAGGCGCTCATGCCGCTCGGTATTCGGCCAACAATGATGCAGGGGGCTTTTTGGTCCCAATGCCTGTCGAGGGTCTGCGAGAAGTTTGTGGACAAATGCGAATACTTGCTTGTCATTGATTACGACAGCGCGTTCAGCCGTGACGATCTTGAGCAGTTGTTCGCCCTGGCCATGACGTTTCAGTGCGACGCGCTCGCCCCGCTGCAGACGAAGCGAGAAGACGGCAGGCCGATGTTGACATTGAAGGGGACGTTGGAAAACCCGCCAGAGGGCGGCAAGACGACGCTGCCGAAGGAATGGTTCGCCGAGCCTGTGCAGGAAGTGGACACGGCGCACTTCGGCTGCACCATCCTGAGCACGGCCGCCCTGAAGCGGTGCAAGCTGCCGTGGATGCAGGAACTTCCCAACAGCGACGGCACTTGGGAGGAGCATCCCAAGACGCCTGGCGATCCGAACTGGCGGCCCCGTCGAGATGCCGACATTGCTTTTTGGGTCAATTGGCGAGAAAGCGGCAATCGCTTGTTTGTCACGCCCCGGGTCTGCATCGGTCACGGCGAGTACGTCTTCACATGGCCCGGCAAAGACCTTGGCAGGCCCGTCTATCAGCACGCCACGGAATACTGCAACACGATGACCAAGCCCGAAACTGCATGGAGTGTGCCCCAGTGAAGAAAATCACATTTACCCGCGCGTGGCGTGCCTATCGCAAGGGGCAGTCTGTCGAGATGACGGGCGGGCTGGCGACGCAGCTGGTGGCCCAGGGCGTGGCCATAGAAGACCGGCAGCAGGATCTGATCAAGACCGCAGCGATTGAGACGGCTGCCGAGACGGCCGACGCCACCCCGAGAAAACGAGGACGCCGTGCAGTACCGAAGCCTGACTCGCCAGACACCGCCAGCCGTTGAACCCGTCACGCTGAGCGAGGCCAAGGCCCATCTGCGGGTCGATACCACGACCGACGATGCCTACATCGGGTCGCTCATCACGGCGGCCCGCGAGTGGTGCGAGCAGTACCTAGACCGCACGCTGGTGCATACCCAGTGGGTCATGCGGTTCGACCGCTTCCCGCCGGACGGGACGCACGACATTGAACTGCCACGCCCGCCAATGGCCTCGGCTGGCACTGCTACGGCGGTGGCCCTCACGTTCACCTTCGAGAACGGCACCACCTCGACCTACTCGACCGCCAGTTACCGCGTGGATCGGGACGGCGTGCCGGGCACCGTGAAGACGCTGTATGGCCAGACGTGGCCGCCGCACCTGCAGGACGATAACGCGATCAGCGTGACCTGGTGGGCCGGCTACGGGTCCAGCGGCACGAGTGTGCCGGCGGCGATCCGGCACGCCATGCTGATGCTGGTGGGCATGTGGTACGAGCGACGCATGGCGGCCGACTCAATGGGCGGTGACGAGATCCCGTTTGGCGTGAAGTCGCTGCTAGACTCCCAGCGTTGGGGATCCTACCGATGATCGACCCCGGCAAGCTACGCGAGCGTATCACCGTGCAGATCGCCAGCGGCACGACCAATGCCCTTGGCGAGACGGTGCTGACGTGGAACAACTCGTCGGCCGTGTGGGCGAGCGTTGAAGGCGTATCGGCCCGCGAAGCCCTGATTGCCGGGCAGCAGGAAACGAGCGTGACGCACAAGGTGCGGCTGAGATACCTGCCTGGCCTGACGCAGCAGATGCGGTTCTCTTGGCGGTCCCGCACGCTGGAGATCGTCAGCCTGCTCGAGCACGGCAACCGTAGCGAGCACGAGGCCATCTGCCAGGAGCAGCAGTAATGGCCAAGCCGAAGCCTGACTCCACGCTCCGCGTCGATATGTATTTTCCTGATCTTGAGGAATTGCGCGCCGAGTTAGCCAAGTTGCCTAGGAATCTGGCAGCGAAGCACCTCGGGGCGGCGCTCCGCAAGGCGGTGCAGCCTGGCCTTACGGCCCTGCGGCAGAATACGCCGAAGGGGCCGACAGGAAATCTGCGGAAAAGCATCAGGACAAAAGTGAAGACCTATCCACGAAACGGCACGGCCGTTGGATTGGTGGGCTATTCGTGGGGCGGGGACTCTAAGGGCTACCACCAAGGCTTTATTGAGTTCGGCACCAAAGAGCGAGAAACCAAAAAAGGCCGGTTCGCTTCGACTTTCCGAAGTAAGACGGCCGAGCGATCCGGCCAGTTCCAGATCGTCACGCCAAAGCGTGGGCGTGGAGCCGGAAGGATGCGAACCAAGCCTTTTCCGAAGTCGTTTTTTAAGTCTGCCAAAGACGGCCAGAAGGTCAGGCTTGGCAAGATGCCGGTCGGCGGCCGCACAGGCGTGCCTCCGGTGAAGACGGCCTTTAACCGGGCACGTCCCGCGATGGAAGCTGAACTCCGGCTGCAGCTGGCGTCGCGGGTTGAAAGGGCATGGGCAGAGCTCGAGGGCCGCACGAAGCGCGGGCTGCAAACCACCTACAACACGTACCGTGAGAAGAAGATCCTTGAGCGGCTCTTCGGCTAGAGAGGCCATGCCATGAAATCCCCCGAAGCCGTCCTCCGCTCCGCCCTGGTGACGAACACCGTCACCTCGTCAATCGTGGGCAGTCGCGTCTATCCGCTCCTGGCCCCGAAGACGGCTGCCCTGCCGTTCATCGTCTGGCGGCGGTCTGCCATCAGCCGGGAGCACACGCTGGCCGGGCCTATGGGCGTGCCAAACGTGAGCGTGGAGATGCAGTCTTTTGCCACCACCTACGAGGACGTGCGGGAACTGGCCGACCGCGTGCGTCTGGTTCTGGATGGCTACGGGGGCACCGTGGAAAATACAGAGGTCAAGCATGTGTCGCTGGAGCAGGAATCCGACGACTTCGTGCAGCTGGCAGGCGGTGACCTTCCGCCGGTGTACCAAGTAACGCAGACCTTTAACGTCCTCTGGCAGGAGTCCTAGAAAATGTCCGCTACGCCGCATGATGGTACGGGAACGACTTTTTCCTTCGGTGGCACCGCGTTCACCGTCACGAACATCGTGGTGACGAACACGGACCCAGCCGCCGATGACACCATCGACGTTTCGCATCTTGGCCTGACCGCCGGCAACAGCATCCGTACGATCAGCCGCCCGCTCCAGGGATCTGCGACCGATACCGGCCGCGAGGTCGTTGTGGACTACCTCGGCACTAACATCATCCGGGACGCTTCGACGGGCACGCTGGTGCTGACGGTCGGTGCATTTCCGGCGATCAGCGCAGCCGCTACCGTCTCTGCGTCCACGCTGACGTTTGCCACGAACGACGCTGTGCGTGGTCAGGTCACCTTTAAGGTGGCTCGCTACTAAGCCTGACGGAGGACCGTCATGGCTACAGAGTGTGCGGGCGTTACGGCGACGTGGAATTCCACGGCGTTCGGCGAGGTCACAGACATCAAGGTGGCAGTCGGCGGCGGGCTTCCGCTCGCTCGAGGAAGCACGGCAGCTTCCATGGCCTGGGCATTTGACGCAGGCACTATAGAGATAGCGTGCCTGCAGACTGCGAACATCTCGATGGCCCAGTTCGGCAAGAAGGCCACCCTGGACATTTCCGGCGGTGGGATGACCTTCACGACCAAAGCCATCTGCCAATCGCTGCAGCTTGCGGGCAAGGTAAACGACGTTGCGCGGTATGCAGCGACGTTCAAGATTGTCCAAGAGTGAGGTAGTTCAAATGGCACTGACTGCAGATCAGATCATGGCGGCCGACGATCTTGGCCTTCTCAAGGTCAACGTCAAGGAGTGGGGCGGCGAGGTCTACATTCGCGTCATGACCGTGGGCGAGCTCGACGCCTACCAGAAGGAATGGGTCGGAAAGAAGGAAGTCGGCGTGGACAACTTCCGCGCCAAGTTCCTGGCCCGCTGCCTGTGCGACGACAAGGGCCAGCGGCTGTTTACCGACGAGCAGATCGAGAAGCTGGCGGCGAAGTCTGCCAAGGTGGTTGGCCGGCTGTTCGACAAGGCGGCGTCGCACAACGCGATCACCGAAAAGGACGTGGAGGAGCTCGCAAAAAACTAAGCATCCGCCCAACGCGCAGGTTTCTGTTTCGTTTGGCGGGTCACTTGAAAATGACGGTTGGCGAGCTCGAGCGGCGCATGTCGTCGGTCGAGTTCGCCGAGTGGTTGGCATACACAAGGTATTTCGAGGCGTTGCCCGATTCGTGGCGTGAGACGGGGCTGATTGCAAGCGCGGTGCTTGCCCCGTATTCCGCCAAAGGCAAAGCCCCGCGTGCCGAAGACTTTGTGCCAATCGAAAAGCCGCCGCAGCATCAGCAGCAGATGGTGGACCAGATCAAGCAACTGCAGACCTTATTCGGCGGGTGAAGTATGGCGACTGTAATCGGCGTAGGCATGCAGATGACTGCAAATGCCTCTGGCATGACCAAGGGTCTGTCAGACGCCGACAAGGCACTTCGCCAGCTTGGGGACCAGACGCAGTCTGTGTCGAAGCTGTTCGGCAGTTTTTCGGAATCTTCCGAGAGCGCAGCAGCGGCACAGCAAAAACTAGCAACGGACCTCGGGTTCCTCGGCTCGGCGTTTCGCACCGGGCAGATTTCGTCCGAAGCGTTCGCGGCTGAGCTGGCCAATATCGCAGCCACGGCGAAAGCCACGGCAAAGGCGTTTGAGGATGGCGCTTCGGTGACGGCCCGCTACCGCACGGAGCAAGAGAAGCTCGCAAGCGAACTGGATCGGATTGCAAGGCTTGAGGAGCTTGGTGCGATTAGCGCCGAGACTGCCGCTCGTGCGCGTGCCGACGCCAGTGGCGAAGCAGCGAAGCTTGCGGCGGCCGAAAAGGCGAGGGCCGATGAGGCAGCGAGACTTGCCCGTGATGCCGAAGCCATCACGGCGAAATACCAAACGGATGCCAGCAAGCGCGCCGCCATCGAGGCAGATCTGCAGGAGAAGCGTGCCGCTGGTGCAATCAGCGAGGAGACATACCAACGCGCCATAGCAGACGTGACCGGAGCGACTGCTGCCGCAACACAGGCAGAGCAGCAAAGGCTTGCCGTGATGGCAGAGGGGCAGAGACTCGCCGCTCAATTTCAGACCCTTGATGAACGACGCGCTGCGGAGCTTGAGCGAATCGACGGCCTGCTCAAGGCTGGCGCTATTAGCGAGGAGACGGCTGCCCGAGCAAGATCACAGGCGAGCGGAGAGGCCGCCAGGGCTGCCGAGGCCGAAAAGGACAGGCTGGCCGATCTGAGCCGGCTGCAGTCCGAGGCAGCCGCGCTAACCGAAAAGTACCGCAGTGATGCAGACCGTCGCGCGGATGCGATCGCCAAGCTTAACGAGGCACTTGACGCAGGAAGGATCAGTGAGGAGACGCACCAGCGTGCCCTTGAGGACGTGACTGGCGCGACTGCCGCTGCCGCAAAAGCGGAAGCCGACAGGGCCGCGACGCTTGCCGAGGGGCAACGTATTACGTCCCAGTTTCAGACGGTCGAGGAAAAGCGTGCTGCTGAACTAGCACGCATTGAAGGTCTGCTGAAAGCCGGGGCGATCTCCGAAGAAATCGCTGCACGGGCGAAGGCAGAGGCGAGCGGAGCAAACGCCGAGGCGGCAAAGGCAGAGAAGCTTCGGGCTGATGCTGCAGCTGCGGCGGCCCGCATCATTCAAGCCAACCTGACGCCGCAGGAGCGGTACGACCAGCAGGTGCAGGAGTTGAGCGACCACCTCGAGCAAGGGCGATTGAGTCAGGAGCAGTTCAATAGGGCTGCCGCTAAGGCGAAAACAGACTTGGACCGGGCTGGAGATGCGGCCGACAAGGCAGGCAACGACATCGACAAGTTGAGCCGCAACGTGAGTCTGCTCACGAAGATCGAAGTCGGCAGGCTGCTCATCGACGGGTTTCAGGCTCTCAGCAGCGTTTTTACTCGCGTTGCCGGCGAGGTGGTAAGCCTTGCCGCCACGGTCAGCGCAAACATGGACACGTTCAACGACTTGTCGGCGCGGACAGGGATTGGCGTAGAGGCGCTTCAGGGCTACACGCTAGCCGCGAAACTAGCAGGCGTCGATACCGAGCAGTTTGCCGGTGCGGTGCAAAGATTGGCCGTGACGATAGGCAAGGCGACCCCCGGTGATGCCCTCGACAAGTCGCTGCGGTCTATCAATCTCAGCGTGGCAGAGCTCAGGGCGCTTTCGCCCGAACAGCAGTTCTCGGCTATCGGAGACGCCATCTCTGGTCTGCCCACTGCGGCCGATCGCGCAGCCGCTGCCGTCTCAGTCTTCGGCAAGCAAGGTGCTGCCCTGGCTCCGCTGTTCCGCGAGGGTGCGGCCAGCATCGAAGAGCTGCGGGCAAGGGCCGATCGGCTTGGCGTCATCGTGAGCGAGACGCAGCTAAACAACATCGGCGACATGAACGACGGCTTCGACCTGGTGCGAGCCACGGTGGAGGGCATTGTCGGTCAGGTGATCGGCAATCTTGCTCCTGCGGTCACGGCGGTAACGGAACAGTTCCTAGAGTTCGTTGAAACGTGGGAAGGATCGCAGGGACAGGGCGGCACGGGGATCGCCAACGCGATCACGGACGTGCTGCTGCAAGGTGCCGACTACTTCGCGGGCATCTTTGACAGCTTCATGCAGAACTTTGGCGACATTTCCACGACGCTTGCGGACGTTGGCGAGGTGTTTCGCATTGGCGGCCAGTTGCTCGTCACCGGCATGGAAGGATTCCGTGCGGTATTCAACGTCATCCAGATCGGCATCGACGCCCTGCTGATCGGCTTCGGCAAGGTGCTGGAAGGCGTCGGTAGCTGGGTAAGCGAAGACCTTGAGCAGTTCGGGGCGGGACTTGCTGCCGCATCCGAAGAGTCTGCCAAGAAGAACGCAGCCGAGATGGAGGCCGCAGCGGCGAACGCAGCCAATGCGTTCAACAGCATCTTCACGGGCGGCGGCAACGCCGAGGCGGCTGGCGAGGGCGAGGCACAAAAGTTCGTTCAAGGGCTGCGGTCTGGCATTGAAAACGCCCGCCTGCCCGAAGTAAAGGTGCAAGCCGACCTCGCTTCCGCAACGGATGACCTAGACCAGTTCTTAAAGACGGCAGAAGGCGGCACATCGGAGTTCCTTCAGCAATCGCAGGCGACGCTAGCGACGTTCTCGCAAATGGCCGGCGAGGGCGAACTGACCGCCGATCAAATCAAGATTATGAACGGCTTCATGGAGAAGCTGAATCAGGAATTGACCAAGGAAAAACAACTGCGGCAGGAGGCCACAGAGGCAGCCGAGGCCCAAGCGGAAGCAGACCGCAAGCGGCTCGACACGCTCCTGCAATCAAACGACGCCGCTTCCAAGATTGAGCAAGACCTGGCCGCACTTGAAAGGGAGCGGCAGCGAATCAACGAGGCTGGCGGCGAAGACGCACAGCAGCGGCTCGCTCAACTCGATGGCTTGCAGGCCAAGCTCGAGGAGCAGCAGCAGGCTCTGGACCAAGGCTTCGGCCAAGGCTTCGAGCAGGCTTTTGAGGGGGCCGACAAGGCCGTGGATACCGCCATCCAGAAGGCGCAGGAGTTTGGCCAGGCCGGCTTTGACGCTGCCCTGCAGCTGCAGCAGGGAGTCGAGGCGGCCCAGCAGCAGGCAGAGGCTGGCATCCTCAACCAGGAAGCGTTCGACGCGGAGGTTGAGCGGCAGCAGCAGCTGTTCGACCAGCGGATTGCCA